ATTTGTCCTGTATGAACCTAATATCGAATGAATAATCAAAGACCCTAAAAAACTTATATAGTGGATTTATCTAAAATAAAAATAGTAGAGTTCTTTAAACCTAAGAACTGGATGTCAGTTATACGTTCATTTTTTAATATGGATGTCTATCAGGGACATATAATAGAGCAGTTGATGTTTAGGCGTATAGAATGCAGACCTTGCGTATTAGCTGGGTCTTGCGAACATTGCGGGTGCACCATTGGTAATTCCTTTTCTAAGATGGCTGATTTAAAGGCCTCTTGTTCTGGTGGAAAATGGGGACCCGTTATGTCCGCAAAAGAATGGGAAGCTTACAAAGCAAAATTTAATATCAATTTTTCAGTAACATATAATTTTTAAAAATGGAACTAATAAAACAAAAACATGTAAACGCCGGAATAATAAAACCGGGACAAAAGAACGTACCTATTCAGTGGGAACTTAACCAAGGAGCTTTTGATCAGATTGAGTTTGTAAAAGCTACTTGTGGATGCACAACACCAACATGGGATGCTAATAGTATACTTGCAAAGTATAATGATAGTTCGGACCCGGCGGTGATAAAAACTAATACTAACAAAGCGATATTAGTAACAAAAAAACTACATGTATATTTGAAAGATGGAAAACTACTAAAAGTATTTAACACAAGAGGAATAGAAGAATTTAACCCTGACAAAGAAAAGATAGAAATTTCGTTCACAGTAACTGTGAGTGTTGAATAAGATACCCACCTTTACCACTTCGGGTTTGCCGGCTTTTGGGGCACAGGAAATCTACTGTGCCTCCTATTTTTAAATTAATTAATTTTAAATAAACTAAATACATGTCTTTAACCGCAAATCAAGCCAGATCTTTAGCCATTGCTGCTAGAACTGCTGATATAGAAGAAGTCTATTCCGCTATAGAAGTAGAAGCTAAAAAAGGCTACAGTGTTCTTTTGTTAAATGAAGCTATTAACTATGATGTTAAAACTTCGTTAACTACGAATGGTTATACAGTTAGTAACCCTACTCCATCATCTACTCAAATATCTTGGGCATCTGTAACGGCGTAAATGGCATTAATAAAAGACAAACCTGTAAATGTAATACCATTTTGGCTTTACGATATTTCTCCGTTTATAGATAGGGATTACCCTAATTATATACCTGGAAGTACAGAATATACAGAGTATTGGACAGAAAGGTTAGATAGGTGCATATCAGGTCATTGGGGTTTAGATAATGACGAAAGGAATTTAGGAGGATACCGGTGGATGCCGGGAAATTTATATTTTTATACAAACTATACTCAGATACTTCAAGAAAAGATAGGAGAGCCTGAAAGAGAGGATTTCCCTGTTTTAAGAGATATTGACTGGTATGTTATGTACGCTTTGAATGTTTGTGATGGTTTTTCTGGGTTTGATGGAGATGAAGAGTATACTTCTTTTTCTGTAGTAAAAAAGCAAGAAGAAGGCGGCCGGTTAACAAACATAGAAAAAATACAATTAAACCAATATGCAAAGTACATAACTAAGAAAAATGGAAAGTTAAAAAAATATGTAGACCCTAGGGAATATTTATACAAAACACACAAAAAACCATTAGGAAGTCCTTTATATCATAATCCTTGTATAAACTTTATGTTACTATCATCAAGAGCGATAGGAAAGTCCTATTTAATTGGTGGAGATATGTCACATAGTTTTATGTTTAATGGTGCCAGAAGTACATTCGATTATTTTGAAAATAAACAATCAACAACAGTAGTAGTAGGTGCGGCAGTATCAGACAAATCTGCGGAACTTCTTTCTAAGTTTAATTCTAATTATGAATTTAACAGATCTTCAGTAGGAAGTTATAAAACAGATAGTGGCGTAATAAATGGGGCTTTTTGGGCACCTTCTGCTGGTTCTACGGAATTAGGTAAAACACTTACAAAAAGAGTAAAGCTAGAAGGAGGTAAAGCTTATTCAGGAAACCATACCAAAATAGTACATGTTTCCTTTAAAGCAAATAACTCAGCCGGTGTTGGTTATAGAGCTAGGAGGATAATTGTAGAAGAGGTAGGATTATTAGGTTCTTTCCATGCTGTACAGGCAGAAAATAATGGATCCCAAACGAGGGAGACAAAGATAGGATTTTCTATTTTTATAGGAACCGGCGGTGATATTGAGAAAATACGTCAAGTAAGAGAGACTTTTAATGCTCCTGAAGCATTTACAATACTACCTTACGAAGACATATTCAATAATAATGGTAAGAACATAGGAATGTTCATACCTTGTTACTATAGGAAAACCGCTTATAAAGATAAGAACGGTAATACAGATATTCAATCTGCTTTTGAAGATGAACTGGAAGAAAGGAATCGTATTAAGGCATTGGATCCTAAAGCGTATCAAGGACATATAATATCATTTCCTTTTTACCCACAGGAGATGTTCATGCAGGATTCTGGCGGAACATTCCCGGCAGTCAGGTTGGAAAATAATTTGTCAAGATTAGAAAATTCAGATTTAAAAAATAAATATAGTGTAGGTACATTATCTTATGCAAACTCTTCTCAAACAAGTTGTATATGGGAGGAAGATACATCAGGTAAATTAAAACCTTATCTAAGATACTCAGACTTACATGATAAGTTACGTACTGATAGAAAAGGAGGTATAGTTATATTTGAACATCCTGTAGATTATAAACCAGATAGATTTTCACCTACACCACTGTATTTGACAATATATGACCCGGTTGAAGCGGAAGATGGAGGAGGCACATCATATTGTGTTGTAACTGTTTTTAAATTGTGGGACTTAGATAGCCCAAACAAAATACAGTTCAATATAGTAGCGGAGTGGATAGGAAGGTTTGAAAGGTTAGAAAGTAATCATGAGGTAGCGTTTAAGTTGGCAGCCTATTATAGCTCTAAATTATTCGCAGAGATAAATAAAAGTGATATAATACGATATGCCCGTATGACAAATCGGTACCATTGGTTAGAAGAAAAACCATCATTAGCATTAGAAGGATCAGTAAAAATAAGAACAGAGTATGAAGTAGGGTTTAAAGTACTTACCGGGGTAAAACCTGATTGGGAAGTATACACTAACGAATTATTGATGACTGAAATAGATAGAAACGAAAAAATTTATGATGATGCTTTGGTAGTAGACAAAACATACATGGTAGACCAGATTCCATCTATAATGGCTACAGAGCAACTTCTGAATTACAACAGAGATGAAAATTTTGACTATGTTTCAGCATTTTTTGGAATAGCCCTTTGGGTAAGACAGCGATCATTGAAACCTATAAGATATGAAGCAATATCACAATCAATAGCAGAATCGGATAGCTTAAAATCCTTTCTTACTAAAGATTTATCAAAGAAACAAGACCGGAGGCAAAACCCGGCGTTTAATTATTAAAAATGGGAATATTTAGTCCGGATAACCAACCTAAGAAAGTAAGTGGTAGACAGTTAACTACTACTTATAAGCAGAGAGCCAGGTCAGAGTTCAAATTAGCTCGTGAAATGATGGACTTCTATGATATGTTTTATAGTGAGGACGATGAAAGGACTGCCCGGATAACTGAGAACTTTAATTTACATTCAGGAAGATGGCCGGAGTTAGAAGGTATACAAAGTGGTACAACATTTTCTGTTGGTTCCGAAAATTTTTACTTAGATAATGGAAACCTTGTTCATTTACCGGTAATAGACACAGTTACAAAAAATATTGTTGCGGATATAATAGGAACACCATTAAGTCCTACAATAAGAGATAAATCTGCAAAAGGTAGGACATATAAAGATAGGGTAGTAATTGAAAAATTACAATCTTATTTTAGTAAAAAATTCATTGAACCCAGGATAGCAGAGTTGCAGCAAAAATATATGGCACAATTAGGAATTACAGATCCTAACATGATGCCGCCGGAAGAAGTACAAAAAATGCAACAAACTGTAGATAAACAAGTACAAGATGAGACTCCTGAAGAGATAATGGAGATATTCAATAAGACTAGAACCCCAGAGGAGATAATATCTCAGATAGTAATAGATGATGCCATTGAAGATCAGGATGTAAAGAACAAATTAGATATAGGAGGAGAATACGCAGTAGTAACTGCTGAAGAGTATTATAAGTTAGGTATAAAAAGAAACCTACCTACATTAGAACCTTTAAATCCTAAGTTTGTAACATGGGTTGGTTCTCAACATACAGAGTACGTAGAAGATGGGGTAATGGCTAAGTATGTAGATTATTTGGCACCGGAGGATGTCATTCAAAAGTATGGAGATATACTTGTAAAGGCAAATATAAAAACTCTTGAAAAGTACTTTACTACTATTCCCGGATACGCTCAATCTAAAGTAATACAGGATAAAAGCGGAAGACAATACTTAGATTCTTACAGTGCAAATATGGCAGAAAGGGTAGGAAAAGACCCTTACTTATCAAATCTGAATTTCGATCTTACAGAAGGACAGAATGCTTTAAAAGAATTATACAGGTCTGTTTCGAGTAATTATACGGACGGCCAAGGCATAAGAGAGTGTTATATTACATGGAAGTGGCAAAGACCTATGAAAGAAATAACTCGTGTAATAGACGGAGTTAAGAAAACTTTCATAAGGGATACGCATTATGAACTAAATCCTTTAATAGGTGATATATCTGAAAGAGATATAATTGCTCCTCAAGTTTGGCATGGTACTATATTAGGTAATCCAGGAGATGCATTTTATGTAGGTGTAGAACCGGTTCCTTTTCAGTATACTAACATAGAAAACCCTTACGATGTAAAACTTACCATATACGGCGGTAAATATAACACATTTCAAAACAATGCTAAAAATGTAAGCTTTGTTGACTTAGGCAAGCCTTGGAATTTTAAGTTTAATTTAAAAGCTAAAAAATTAGAAGAAGATGAAGCAAGTAACCTTGGTACCCTTCTTCATACCACTGCTGCCTCTAAACCTATAAATTGGACATGGACTGAGTGGTATACTTCAATAAGAAAAAGTAAAGTAATTGTATCTAGTTCACATTTCGAAGGTGCTAACCAAAATGACTTAACTGCGATAAGAGCTATTAATGTATCCAATACTCAGGATCAACAGTCTGATATTGCTATGATGCAGTTTTGGGAAGATAGAATATTTGCTTCCATGTATTATAACAAGGCAAAGTTAGGTCAATTAGGTCAGTATACTACCAATGTTAATGCCCAGTTAGCAAATTCCGGCGCTGAAAAACAAATGGCTAGATTCCATAATAAACACAGGATAATATCACAACGGGTACTTACAAGATTTTTAGACAATGCTTTAATTGCTTACCGAGATAACGATCAGAAAAAATCTATACTATTCGATGATTGGTCAAGAGCTTATATAGAAAATATACTAGAGCCTTTCCCTATAGGACAAATGAGTTTATATTTGACAAACGACTTTGAAGAGAAATCTAAAGTAGAGCAACTGAGACAACTATCTTTATCAATACTACAAAACCAAGGAAGTATAGTAGATATAGCTCAGATATACTCTGCCAATTCTGTCGTAGCTATTCAAGATATATTGGAGCGTTCTGAAAGAAAGCGTATGAAAGAACAGGATCTTAATCATCAAAGAGAAATTGAGAAAATACAACAGCAGCAACAGGCCGCAGAAGCTTTACAAAAGCACATATTTGTACATATCAGGAAGCCTTTGGCGGTACATATTTAAATAATCAAGGCTTAGAAGAGTTAGAAAAGTTTACATGTTTTTCTTCCCCTTCTACTAATACTTCAGATTCT